TTTTAAACTTACCTTTTTTACAGTTTTTGCTTTTGATATTCTACTTACTATATCTATTACAGTATCATCAATAGCTTGTTCAACTGGAGGACGGCTTCCGCTTATGTATGCAAGTATAAGTCCTAAGTATCCTCTTTTCTTAATTATAATTTGTTTAATTGCTTTATTAATTTCTGCAATTAATGGTTGAGTATCAGTTGGTTCTGACCCTGCAAAGTTTTCTTTTAAACTCGCATCTACTATATAGCCAAAAGATACGCCTTTAACCATTTTATTTGTATTTCTTTCTAAGTTTATATCTAAGTTATCTAAAATTTTGTCAAATAAATCAGTAAGAGTAAATATACCTTCAAAATCCATATCTGGTTCAGCATTTTTTACTTTATCTAATGCCAATAAACTCTTAGTTGTTTGTTTTTCGTGCCCTACTTCAGTAACTTGTTGTGTTAATCTTTTTCGTTCTAAAGTGTCTGGTATTACTGTAGGGCCTGGTCTACCTCTTGAAAATAATGAGTCAAAATCATTTGTATACCATTCTTTCCAAAGAGCTTTTCGTACCCCTCTAGCAAAACTAGTTACTGCAGAATCTCCAACCCTCTGATTTGTTATATTTGGGTTTCTTTTTCTAACAAATCTTACATCTACTGTTCCAGCTTTTTTTGCTTTTCCTAGTATGTAAACTCCTGGTTTAATAGGAACTGAGGCAGCATTAAATCGTTGTAATCTTCCTGAATATCCTTCTAATCGCTGAGTACTTCTTAAAGTTTTTAAGACTGTATTACAAGCTCTAGTCCACCTATCTTTTGTATTTGCTGTATTTGATCCTGTACTATGCCCAAAGTCATGTATTACATTTCCTTCATATTCTTTAAATATTTTATCTGTTCCTTCAATTAATCCAGAACTTAATAAGTCCGGATCTAAAGTTAAGTCTAATAATACATTATCTCCTAAACCAGTTACATAACCAATTTGGTCTCTTTCTTCTCTTAAAATTGTTAAGACTTCTCTTTCTATTTTTTCCTGTATTCTAGAAAATGCCATTACTTATGTATCTTATAAAAATCAAGTATCCTTTTTATATGGTCTGGAAATCCTATGTTATCTCTTAGAGTAGTTGAAACTTCGTTTCTAATTTGTGCTCCAGATATAGTTAACCCTGACTTTCTTTCATCTTTAAGATAGTATTTTACTAAATCAAAACAAGCTAGTTTTAAATCTTCAGGTGTAGAAGCATATCCTGACCTATATACAATTTTTACTGCTTTTGGTCCTTTAGGAAATGCTTTATCACTTGTAGCTGTTGTTCTTCTTACTAAATCTAGCCCAGTGTCTACAATATATTCATATTTTCCACTCGAGTCTGAATTTTCTGTAATTAAAGTAACATAGCTTTCTGCTTGACTTTGCCTTTCTTGTACTTGACTTACACTTATGAGAGGACTTTCATCTACCATAACTGCAGTAGTAAAAGTATCCTTTATATCAAAAAACTCTGTTTTATCTGAACTATAGAAGTCAATAAAACTAGTTCCACAGTAAGTTTTTACTGCTTGACTTATCGCGGGTACAATAACATTAATCTTAGCGTCTTCGTTCAGGCCTTTTATACCTGCGAAGTCTTTGTATTCTTGTAATGTTACTAAGTTTGCCATAATTCATAAAAGTGAGGGGATAGGCTCCCCTCAAGCCTCAAAACTTTAGCTATTAACTAGCTTTATAACTTCTGATGTGAACTGATGTAGCTCCATCGATTAAGTCAGTGAAACCAAGTCTTTGTGAAGCCACAAGGACTCTTCTTTGGTTTTCAACATCATAGTCTGATTCGACAGTGACGCCTCTTAATCTTGGCATTACATAGTTTCTTGGGTATACCGCAACAGCGTGTACCTTACTAACTGCAGGTGATGCAAATTCGTCTACTAGAAGAATTCTAGAACCGAACACTTGTCCGATTTCACCTGATAGCTTAGTAGCCATGTCGCCAACTAGGTTAGCGTCTTGGAACTCAGCATCACTTAATAAGTTATAGTACTCTTGTTGGTTAACAATGTACAGTACTTCTGATGGGTTGATACCGTATTTACCCATTTTCTTTCTCATATCTAATAAGGAAGCTGCAGTTAAAGATTCACTTGCAAACGCAGTTGCTGATGCAGTTGCGTGTGTGCCTGAACTGTCATCTTGAGCAGCTAATTGAATTAAGCCGTCAAAAGAACCAGATGAGAACACACCATTAGCAGAGTTATTACCTGCTAAGATTGCATTTTCGATTGCTCTTGCATGAGATCTTACCATTGACTCTCTAATGAGAGGCAAGATTGGCATAATCGCATCTTCTTCTGTCTCGTTACCTATAAAAGATTTTGAGATTAATTTTACGGTAGAAAGTGTTTTTTCTGCCATATCAATACCACCTGCTGAACCAGGATTGTATGCATCACCTCTTTGAGCCAAATTACCATGTGGTGAAGAACCACTAGCAGCTTGGTTTGCGGTAAATTCAGCATAACCTGAATCTGGTAGGATAGGTATTATCATGTTTGCAGAACTCATTGGAATTTCTCTAAATAGAGGTGCTAACACCAATTCATTCTGAATATCTCTTTCAACATTTGTTGATACAACTTGCTCAAAGTCGCCTGAAGAAACTGCAACACCTGACATGTTGTTTGCTTTCTCCATAACACCTTTTGCATAATCTGTACCGAAACCTTTACCTGTCGCTAGTCCTAAAAACTTTGCGTCCATGATATCGTTTTCAAATGCTTTTTTCCAGTCGCCTGTACCAGTTCTGTCTGAGAAAATTCTTTTTGATTCTCTGATATTCATGATTTCTTCAGACTTCTCAGATAACTGAGATTCTAAAGATTTTACAACTTCTTGTAAATCTTCATGCTTATCGTTGACTCTTTTCTCAACATCAGACATTAGCTTTTCAGCACCAGATAAACCTGCTTGTATAACAGATTTTTGTTCTTCCTGCTTTGCTTCTTGAACAGCCTTTTCATTAGCTTCTACTTCCGCTTGTTTTTCAACCGCTTCTGCTTCAGCTTTTTCTTCTGCTGCTTTAAGTTCTGCTTGTTTCATTGCATAAGAAGCTACAGCTTTTTCAGCTGCCTCTTTTGCAAATTTCTCAAGGTCGAACTCTGGAGAAGTTTCAGGATTCATTTTTTCTTCTGACATATCAGTCTCCATTTTTTGGGATTTCTCCCCACTTGGCTGCTCAACTTTCACAGCGTCTGCTGAGTCTACTGAGTTAGCCTTTATAAATTGCTTTTTAAATTTATCGTAGTCTTCCATTGTATCGAATGACTTTGCTAAAGAGAACGTTGCTCCCTGGTTACAAGGTATTGATACCACAGACACTTCGAATAATTCAGCGTCCTTTATTTTATATCCGTCAGTTTCAGTCATATAATCTGCGTCCTTGACTTTGAAGCCGACAGAAAACGCTCCAAGGACACCATCTTTTACTAAATCTTTTATGTCACCAGCTGCTTTAGATATTCTTCCTGAAATTTCTAAACCATTTTTAGTGACTTCTAAACCTGTTGCTCTACCGATAGGCCTGTTGTGGTCATGGTTAAAAAGTAAGACAGGATTATTCTTAAAATTTTCCAATCCGCCTTTTGTCCATGCTTCCGACTCAATAATATCGCCTGCTCTATCTAGTGCATTTGTACTTGCAGAACCTTTGATGTCTATTCCGCCATCATCAGTTTCGCCTAAGGTTTTAAAAGTATTAGTCCAGTGGAAAATCTTATTTGGCATTTTTCTTCTCCACTTTTACCTCTTTCTTCGGTGCTACCTTTGGTTTTTCAACCACAGGAGCAACAACAGAAACAGGAAACCTGTTTTTAACCACAGAAAGAACTCTGTTCCAAGAGCCAAAGTATCTTTTTAACAAATAGTCTTTGACAGGAACATCACTTCCGTATGATTTGTATTCAACTAAATCCATGCTTTCTACACCTTTTTCGGCAAAGAAATCGGAAACAGCTTTTATCATCATATTTTTTGTCATATTTATTCTTCCTCTATTGGAGAACTTTCTGTTGGTCGTCCTCCTTCCTCTGGGTTTACTGATGAGCCTGCTAAATTTACAGGAATACGCGGCTTATCAAACCCTTCGATTGGATCTTTACCCATAGCTTCTCTTGCTTCATTCGCACTCATAATTCCTGTATTTACGAGTGTAGCATAATAAGCTGCTTGGTCTCTAAGTTCTGGTTGTAAAGCAGGTATTCCTGTTACATCTTCATTTAGAGAAAATCCAAAAAATCTCTCTAACGCATATCCTAATTTTCTAACTATTGGTAACACAGTTTCTAAATAATATAGTCTATGGTTAGGTCTTATGTTTGCATTATTACCACCGTCCATAAGGATTGGTGGTATTCCCATTGCTTCTAAGATAATCTTCTCATTTGCTTTAATTGATTCTTGAAAGTCTAGTTCTTTAAAATTAACTTTAGTTAAACTATCTACTTCAAGTCCTCCATCAAGTATTAGTGGTCTTCGACCTCCAGTAGTTGGATTATACCTCATACTCCAAGCCTGTAACATTCTTTCTTTAATTTTTTCAGAAAGAGTATTAGGACTTTTAAGTACTAATCCTGGAACTGCTCCATTTTTGAAAAAGTTATCTTGAAACTTTCTCATACTTCCTAGAAGTTGCATTGTTCTAAATGCTGGTTTTAGTCTTGGGACTCCACGATATATGGAGTTAAAACTATTCTCTTTAATATGTATAATTTCATTTACACTATAATCAATACTATTGTCAAATGAATATTTATCTATATAAGTATCGTCATCTGAGTAAATTGTTACTTTTTCTGCGGGTAGATGATACAAATGAGCACCATCAAAATATATAAATATATTCCCATCAATTAGTAAGTCAATTATCAGATTTCTTTTAAATGTACTTACATCTTGAAATGGGTTAGGTTCTTT